CTGTTCCGTTTTCCGGAACTGTTGTATTTGTTTCTTGGTCATTGGTGGACTGACTTTGAATTAATTCGTCTACTTGTTTTTGTAAACTTAATCTTTTTAATCGTAATTCTTCGTATGTTAAATCTTTTTCGTATGGTAACACATTTTCACCATAATATAAACCCCGGTCTAGGACCGCTCCCGTAATCGGGTTAATACCTCGAACGTGATTCTCAATAACACTCCTAGGGTTAACCTCCATATCAGGCATCGTTTTCGATTTTCCTTTGTTTTCTTCACCTTTACTTTTGGGGACACTGCCCCACATTCGAAATTTATTTTTCATTTTCTTCTTCTTTTTCCCATTCTTCTAATACTAACTTAATCAACAATATCAACTCTTTTAATATTGTGAATATAACTGAAATGTTTTTTGTATTCATATTCTACCTCCTTTTAATTGTTTATCTCTATTATTTCTGTAATCATGTAACTCTATTAATTCTTTACGTTGTTTATCTGTTATTTCTTCTGGTTCTTTACTTAACTCTCCATTCGCGGCTGCTGTCCAGAGCATTTTTTCCTCGGGATCTGTAAACATTTTATCTATATAATACCTCGGTAACTTCTTTTTTGCGCCTCCTTGTACTGTTAACAGTTTAGTTCCATTTTCCTTTAAATAATCTACTATCTGGTGCTTTACATAACTTGCACCTAATCCATTTGACATTAATTGAAATTCTGGTTCTCTACCTAATTCGTCATAATCCCAAGCGTTTTTCCTACGTAATCCTTTTAGAGCATATTTAGTTGTATAGAATATACTTGCTTCCGTTACTGTTCCAACATGAATGTGACCTAACTTCCATGCTTTCTTTATATACTTATCAAAGGGGCGTGGTAAATTAAATACTATTGCGTGATAATGTGGGCGCTCTGTTTTATCTCCATATTCTCCACAAGCATAATACTTTATTTTCGTGGATTTGGCGTGTTTCCTTAACCTTTTCATAAACTTTTGAAAATCTTCCCTAAGCAGACTAAAACCACCTTCTGCCCATGGACATGAATCTTCATCGTATGTTAAAGTTAGGAAACACGCACTTTCCGAAGCGTTTAACTCTTTGTTTAATCTGAAACACCAGTCTATTTGCTTCTTACGTAAACATGGTACACATCGCCCACAACCTACTACTCGGGTTAGACTACCATCTGGGCCTTTATCCTTTCGTTTTATTGTCATAGGCGTTAAACACATATTAGCTAAGTCTAATTCCGCCTCGACTTAATCGGGCTTTGTTTATTCCTTTGTTTCGCTTTCTTCCACGGCTGACTCGTTTTTTGAATCGTCTGTTGTATCCCATGTCTCTTGATTGTTTTTAATATACCTTAAGGTATCGTTAATATTACTTTTAATTTCTTCTAATTGTCCTACTGTGAATGTTAGGTTTGCCATTACGGCTTGAACTGTTTTACTCATTTTTCTGGTTTTTTATTATTATTATTATTTTGGTGGTTGAGTGTTAAGATAGTGACCACCACCAGGATGGTCACATATACTGGGTCGGGTATCATATACCTAATGGTGTTCCATAGTATGGCACTTTTCGACCTACTTGCACGCCATTATGTACGTGCATAATTACTTGTTCTTCTTCATCTACAATATTAACAAATATTCGTTCGTCTGGGTTACAGTTGATGAATGCCTCGTTTAATTGTGGAGCGTTTGCAAATTTTCTACCTAAATGCCAATGTTCTAATTGACTTTTCATTAATCCATGTACGCTATTTTGCTCATGACGATACTCGTCATAAATTGGTAAATATCCGAATGTACTTTCATCGCTTTGAGTTCCATTAGCATATAATTCCTTTAATTTTACTGGTTGTTCTCCTAAGTGTGCTAATAGTGGCTGATAATAGTCATATCTATCGACCTTATCGAACTTTTTAGGGATTCCTTGGTAATATCCGGTTTCTGGCACAACATAAGCCACGGCAAATATCCAACCGTGCTCTTGTGCATAATATGAGGACTTTCTACTTCCAGAGGCAGTGATTCCATGTCCGCCCATAGTACCTAGTGCTGTTCCATTATTGTCTGTTTCACTTGTTTGTAATACTTCACTAAATTGAATCGTTGCGGTACTTCCGCCAAATTCTTCTGGACGTTGTAATCGTGCGTCTTGTGGTGTTACTCCGAAGTGTGCTTGAATATGTTCTGTATAACGGTTACCACTTCTAGCGTTTAATTCTAGCCATTTTTGAATTGCGAATGCTTCGCGTAATTCGTTAATAGTTGCGGCGTTTAGATCGTTTGCACGTACTTTAAATTCTGCCGGTGTTCCGTTTGCTAATAGTTGACCTTGTGTAATAGGGCCTGCCGCGCCACTTTCTAATGGTCCGTTTCCGGCTAAGTTGTTTGTTCCTTTATTATAAATACTTGTTAGTGGAATATCTGCATTAACAATAGGTAAGGTAACTTCTGGTCCTTTTTGTGTAAATGGTAATGAACTTGTAAATCGGTCATGTTTCCACGCTACTTTTCGTTTACTTGTTAGACTTGTTAATAGACCACCACTGTTTAAACCATCGTTTAATTCATACTGTACCTCATCAATAAGGTTTTGGTCTCTGAAATATTCGTTATATATAAATTGATAATGTGCAAATGGTAAAGCATTAACTTGTACTTGTCGGGTTGTATCGTTACGGTCTGTACTTACTCCCATGTAGTCCATAAGGCTACCGGCCTCTGCACTTTTAATAATTGTTGGGTGAATTGGTTCTGTTACATCTGTTGCGCTTTCTGGTCCAGTTATAAAATCTTCCCAGTTTTCCCATACTAATCGGTTAGGGCTAAAGAAATATCGAACTTTTACTTTTACGTTATGCATTACTGGTGCTACCAATGGCATGAAACGTGTTAGGTGTGAACTTTCTATTGTAAACTTGTCTCCGGGTAATACATCTATAGCCATTACTGGTACTATTTCTCCCATAGATAAGGTTAATCGTTTGTCATGTGACAAATCGAATGTGTTGTACTTGGGGTTTAACCCCACTGATTTTGAATAATCCATTTTTTTTTGTTGTTTAATTCATTGCATCTATAATCATGCGCATCATTGCGCCTATACTTCCCATAAGAGAAGTGTTTGTGCCAAATCCGGCATTTTCTAATCGTAACTGCTCTTGTTTAATATATTCTGTTACTTCTTGTGCTCTTGTTTTACTTTTTAATGCATTTAAATAATCTCCCTCAATACCTAGTTTAACCATTTCGGCATTGATTTTATCCATTTCTGACTTTATTTTATCTATCTGAGCATCTGTTAAATTTTTCTTTAACTCAATATTGATATTGTCTATACTAATACGATTTTGACTTTCTGTAACTCGTTGTTTACTTTCTGCAATATCTTGTGTTTGCTTGTTTATAATACTTGCATCTTTTTCTAGTTGCATATCTAATAAGTCTTCCAGCCTTGAATTTTTGATCTCTAACTCTTTACGTTGTTGTTCCGTTAAATTGCCTTGTAATTTTTTAAGGTTTGCCTCGTATTGCTCGGTTAGTTGTTCTTTAATTAATAATCCTGCTCGAGCATCTGTTTCGTCGATTTGACTTTTAATTAGTTGTATTTGACTATACTCTAGACCACCGGGCAACGGTGCTGTTTGTGTAGGTGACATTTCTGGTCCTGATGTCATTGTAGCATTTCCAGTTCCTCCGGACTGGTTGTACATTAAGGCCGGGTTGAATCCGGCTTCTTCTAAGCGTTTTCTTTGTGCACTTGGTGTGTTGTATTCGTTGTTTGCATTCCATTGTTCCCAATAAAAATCCTTACTTCTTTCGAAGGCTTTTTTATTATAACGGTTTTGCATCCAATTTTTAGCAACAGGGCTTGCTACTTGAATAGCATATTTTTGATTCTCTGTTAGCATATTACTAATAATCCTTTATTGTTTAACAAATCGTGTAACTCTTGATAATTCGGTACTAATATACATCCTTTTGAATGACTTGGTTTTGTTCCTTGATGAATTAATATCTGACTTCTGCCGTCCACATCTCTTATATATAAAGCATCTTTTCCGTTACTTGTTCTTTTTATCTTTTGCCATGTATAGACTCCCTTTGGTATACACGATATACTTCTTTGATTTTGTTTATCTGGTAATTCTATTGTGTCAAATATTTTTGACTTTAATAATAGTTGACCTTGTATACAGTTATAGAGTTTATTCTGTCTCTCTATTACTATTAATCTTTTTTGCTCTACTACTTCACGCATGGCGTGTACTAGTAATACGGCTTTTTTTCCTTTATCCATTTTGGTTTTATTTTTTTTGTTTTACATTGACTAAAGCAATATAACACTTTTTTTACTGATTGTATCAGTTTTTTTTTTTGGTGTGACTACCATTGTTTTTTTTTTATTTCGCGGTTCGTTAGATCGTTTCGCGTTTTTTTTTGTTTTTTGGTGTCACTCCGCACATATATAACAAGGATAATGTGCGTACTACCGCGCTTTGCTTGCTTCGTTAGCAAAAGGCGACCATGAATTGTCGCCTT